ATGGAGACATATGAATCCGCTATGGCCGCTATCCGCACTGTTCCTGATTATCGTGCTACTGAGTTCGCTATTGTTTTGGCTCATAAAGCACCTCCTGAATCAGAACCTGAGGTTGGAGTCTCTAAAAAACCAGCAGGTCTCAGATTTACTGAATCGTCTCATGACGAAGGAATGGACGAGCTATCAGGCTCTGAATTTGTCACAGTCACACCAGATACAAACACAGGATGGTGAGGGAGTAGGACTGGCTGACGAAAATGAAATGCGGAAGCTCGCTGAGCTTCTAGGTCAGGAATATCCTACAGGGGAAGTTCTGGTAGAGACGGGTTTGGATGAGTACGACAGACACGAGCTTGGCCTCGATCTACCCTAACGGGCCAGATCAAAATCAGTCCTTAGCAAAATCAGCCGCTGGCAGAGCCGAACTGAACCAACTCGTTGCATGGGCAGAAAATATATTCGCTCGTGCAAAGCGTATGCGTGAACCGTTTGAGTGTTAATGGTATATGAACCTGGCGTTTTATTTCGGTCGCCAATACGTCGTCTGGATGAGTCCGTCTAATCAGAGCATTGCCAGACTTTATGAACCCGCCGCACCAACTTGGCGTGTGCGGTTGGTTTCCAATAAGTGTAGACCACTTATCCGTAACGAAGTTTCGAAACTCACAAAGGAAGAGCCACAGGCTTTCGTCCGTCCTCGTGGAAGTGACGACGATGATTTGCAGGCTGCTCGTGCGGCGGAAATGATTTCCGAGTACGAAATGGATGAACTCCATTTCAACCGGATCATGCGACGGACTGTTTTCTGGATGTGTCTTCTTGGTTCAGGTTTCATCAAGGATTCATACAACCAGGAACTAGTTGATCCTTCAGGAGTTCCTGGCAGAATCGTTTTGGAACCGGTCAATGCGTTCCACATTTACGTGCTGGAACCGCAGGAAGAAGACCTAGAACTCCAGCCTGTAGTAATCCATGCAATGGCGAAAACGAGAGATTGGATTATAGCACAGTTCGGTGTAGATATAGCGCCAGATACAAATGTGTCCGCAAGCTTGCTTGAGCAACGTTTCCTGAACGCTATTGGGGTATCTCAACAAACTCCCGACCAGTATGTAATGGTTAAGGAGATGTGGATTAAACCGTGTAAGCGGTACCCCGAAGGGGGTGTGTTGACTTATGCGAATAATCAGTTTCTCCAGGAAGTTAAGGGTTGGCCGTATTCCCACAATGAGTATCCGTTCTCTAAAGTGGATCATATTCAAACAGGAAGATTCTGGGGAGATTCAACTCTCGTCGATATCATTCCTTTGCAGCGGGAATACAATCGGACCAGGTCACAAATTATTGAAGCTAAGAATCGAATGGCGAAACCTCAACTCGTTGCTGTTCGAGGATCAATTGACGCTCGTAAGATTACATCCGAACCTGGCCTCATTATTCAATACCAACCGGGCTTTCAAAAGCCAGAACCTCTCCCTCTTGTCTCTCTACCAACTTACGTCATTCAGGAGATAGACAGAGTCCAAAAGGACATTGATGATATTTCGGGACAATATGAAATCGCGAAGGGTCGCACGCCGCCAGGCGTTACAGCGGCTTCAGCGATTGCATATCTCCAGGAAGAAAACGACTCAAAGCTATCCTCTACTACGTCAAGTATTGAGGAAGCTACAGAGAAGGTAGGACGTCATGTTCTTTACCACGTGCATGAAAATTGGGACATTCCACGCATTGTTCGAGTTCTCGGTGTCAATCAAACCTACGAAGTCGAAGAATTTACAAGTGAGTCCATTAACGGAAACGTCGATTACTCGGTCGAGCAGGGTTCTTCCGCCCCAAGAAGTCGAGCCGCTCGTCAAGCAATGCTCGTTGAGCTTGGTACCCGAGGATGGATATCGCCACCCCAGGTCTTGAAATATATGCATCTGGTTGAAACAGATCGTATGTACGATGAATCTCTTGCAGATGACCGTCAGGTTTCTCGTGAGAATGATAAAATGATGGAGGGCGGTGAAGCTGATATGACTCTGGAGCCAAACGAAGCCGGAGAAATGCAACTTGCTCAAGTTCCTCCACAGCCGTTCCCAATTAACGAGTGGGATAACGACGTTGCTCATATTGCTGGTCACGAAGCGTACATGAAAACCCAGCAGTATGAATTGGCACAGCCTCCACAAAAACAAATATTGCTTGAACACTTGATGGCACACAAGCAGAGATACCAAACTCAGCAAATGCAGGCGATGCAGATGGCACAACCTCAACCGCCGATGATGGGCGGGCCACCTGGAATGCGTCCACCAATGCCGCCTGGTTTGCCGCCCGGTCCACCAGGAGGAATGGGATGAGCGGTGGTTTTGTCCAAGTCGGAAATATCGAAGGAATCGCCAAAGAATCTCAGGCGGCTACAACAGGTCCGTCGGATATCAACGGTGGCGATGAAGTAATTACGGCGTACAACTCAGCAAACTTCAACACAATTGCTGCGATGCGTACCCGTCTAACGGCGTTGAATGCGTATTACACAGCGGCCGTACTCAATTCCATGACTTACAACGATATGGTCTACGCATTGAGATTGCTTGGGCCGTAAGGGGAGTTTATGTCCGATCAAGGCCAGCCGCTAATTCCCCCGACGTATGATTTCTCGCCGGGTGGACCAGGCGGAGCCAATCTTCAACAACCCCAACAGGGTGATCCAGGACTTGCTAATGATTTTCTCGCTCGTGTTCCCGAAGCCGATCGAGAAGTTGTTGGTCGTTACGTTCGTGACTGGGATGCCGGGGTAACTCGTCGTTTCCAAGATATTCACGCTCGTTATCAGCCGTACAACGAGTTGGGTCAGTATCAGGACTTGGCCCAATACAAAGCTGTCTTTGAATATCTCCGGGATAATCCCGAAGCTGTTTACAAGACTCTTCATGAACATTTCGGAACTCCTGCTGCCCCCGAAAGGCCAGAAGATGAGTGGGGCGATCTTTCTCCGGCTGTAATTCAAAGATTGCAGTCGATGGATCAGCAGGGCCAGCTTCTCCAAGCTTTAGCTGAGCGAGTTATCAGTATGGGTTCTCAGTCTCAGGAAGCTAGTGAGGATGCTCAGCTTGATCAGTACATGAATTGGCTAAAATCCTCGTACGGGGAATTCGATGAAGACTATGTGCTAGCCAAAATGTCCACGGGCATGGATGGGGCGCAGGCCGTTCAACAATTCCAACAAAAGTACGGTGGTGGTCAGCCACAACGCCAGGCATTCACAGTGTTGTCGGGCGGCGGTGCAGTTGGGCAGCAGGGAACTTTCAATCCTGCCAAAGCGTCCGGCCAGGACGTAAGAAATGTCGTCGGAGAAATGCTCAAACTCACCAAACAAGAAGGATGAAATGGGTGCAACTCTCACAACTGTGAATGCCATCCTGAAGGAGATTTACGAGGGTCGAATTCAGGATCAGCTGAACGAGGAATACAACGCCCTCAAGCGTTTGGAAAAGTCCTCGGACGGCATCATCGACACAGTCGGTGGAAAGTACGTTACTTTCCCGATTCGTGTTCAGCGCAATACGGGTATTTCGTACCGTGCTGAGGAAACTCAGCTGGCGAACCCCGGTAACCAGGCATACGCTGCGGTCCAGGTTCGTTTGAAGTACGGTTACGGCCGTATTCGACTTTCCGGACCAACAATGCAGCTGGCCGATACAAATGTTCAGGCTTTTGCAAGTGCGCTCGATGAGGAAATGAACCGCCTCAAGGACGATCTTGCAAAGGACTCGAACCGGATTGCGTACGGAAGCCGGACAAATAACGGTGCCGTTTGCTTCATCAATGACGCCGCTACTTCTGCTACGCACGTAGTTGATAACGCCCAGAACCTTCAGCTTGGAGAGGCTGTTGATGTTCTTGTGGCGTCGACAGGTTCTGCAACCGGCGGTGTTCAGTCCGCAGTTGCTACGCCAACGACGATCACGGCGATCAACTACACGACCAACTCGGTTACTTTCTCCACTTCATTCGGACCAACGGTTGCTCTTTCGCATGCCGTTTATCGGATGGGTAACCGTTTGCAGGAGCCGGAAGGAATCTGCTCGATCATCAATGATTCGGGTGCGATTCACGGTGTCGATCCTGCAACGCAGCCAGTTTGGGCTGCTGCGGTCAATCGTGGTTCCAGCACAAACCGTCCGCTTTCCGAAGCGCTGATGATTCAGATGTGTGATGCGGCACGTCGAAACGGTGGGAAGATTTCGGTCATCCTCACCAGTCTCGGTGTTCGCCGTTCGTATTTCAACCTACTGACTCAGCAGCGGCGATTCACGGATACGAAGAGCTATCCGGGTGGATTCCAGGGACTTCCTTTCAACTACGGCACGGAAATTCCTGTCGTGGAAGACGTGGACGCTCCGACGAACGCCCTGTGGTTCCTCGATGAATCGAAGTGGAAGGTCTATCGCCAGAAGGATTGGGCGTGGGCCGACGATGACAACTCGATTTTGAAGTGGGTTGTC